TCCTTCTTGATCGTCTCCGGGTCGAGCTCGCTCGCCATGTTGCCTTCGACGCCGATCAGCATGCACGAGCCGCCATAGAGCCGCGCCTTGATCAGCGCCTCCTGTAATTTCAACTGCACGCGCAGCCGGTCCTCAGTCTCCTCGATCAATTCGATCTGGTCCTGCTCGGCCTGCCATGCGCGCCACTCGCGCGTTGCATCATGCGCCGGGATCTGTATTGCCTTGCGTGTGATCCAGTCCGACGAATACGAGGCTTCGAGTTGATCGCGTGTCCAGATCTGCTTGGTGTAGCGATGCGCAGTCATCTTGTCGCGACCTTGCACACCAAGGCCGCTCAAGAAATTCGTAAATGTATCGAAGATATAGCTCATGAGCCGTGCCTTTCGGTGAAGCCCAACTCTCTCTGCGCCAACTGTCGCGCAGCAATGGCTTCATCGAGCGTATCGAACACGCCGAGCCATTGTCGCCTGATCTTCGCTCGATAGCGTCCGTCGTGATGAGGATACACGCCGACATGCACGGTGATCGGTTCACCGTCCCGTCGATGTCGGCGCATGTTGCACTGGTTCTCCGCGTGCGTCTTCTCTAGCAGATTAGCCCACCGATTGTTTGTGCCGTCACCGTCATCGTGGTCGATCTCATCCGGCATGCGTCCCGTCATCCACAGGAAGGCAACGCGATGCGCCGGATAGCGCACTGACAGAATGTTGCCGCCGAGATACTGCAATTCCGGAGACAGTGTGCGCAGGATTGTTAGTGCGGGCTTGCCTGCCCACTTCGCATTCCAGATGCTCTGGCTTCGCGCGGCGCCGTTCTTGCCGTCCGCCTTGAACCACTTGATGTCGCGCCACTTCCACGTGAACGCGCCTGTTGCCGGATCATAGTCCAGCAACTCTCTGACGATGTCCTGCGTGAGCATCAGATTGCACCCTCACTTCGCAGTCAGCGCATAGAACAGCGCGATCAATGCCAGCAATCCACTGATCCAGTAGGCATGATCGAGCAGCGCTGCTATCGCCACCATCGACACGACGATGTACATCAGCCCCAGCGCTTCATGGCATCCATGAACGTGAGCGCTGGCACTTCCTGATCACTGTACTGGCCCTGCGTGGCATGCGCACCGACGCGCATCGCGCACCACATCACCAGCGTGCGCGGCAGGCGCCATGCGATCCACATCCAGATTTTCTCGCTCACATATCGCTCCCGTTGCCTGCTCGACCGCTTCCTGTCCAGTAGCCGGGCTCATCGATGACGGGCATCCTATCGACGCCTTGAGCAACCTTCATCGCGTTGAACATATCGCCCATCGTACTGGCGCACACGCCATGCGGATCGCGCGATGCTTCCAGCATTGACCACGGCACCATGCCGGAAACCTTGTGCCTGTCCTTTGCCAGCCTGAACGTCAGGCCCTCTTCGTTTAGCGACACGGTGATGTCCATGCAGCTTGCGGTCTTGGCGATGCCTGCCAGCGTTTCGACTTTCATCGATCATCCCCGCGTATCGTTTCGATCAGCGCTTGCTCTGCGGTGAGACCGCGTACGTTCTCGCAATCCTCCAGCGCAGCGGATGCTGACGTGGTGCTTCATCGACGCGCCTTCTTCTTCGCGGCCTTCTTCTTCGCAGTGCGCTTCGCACCCGATCGCGCGGGCGGCGCCTCTTCCGGTGCATCGATCACCGCAACAGCGAACAAGCGGCCCTCTCTCTGCTCGACCGGGTTGCCACGTGTGCCCGAGCGAAACTTGATCCAGCCCACTGCACGCCCGACATCATGCGGGATGATCACGCCACTGCCCGGCACGACAACATCGATGGTGACGGCATAACCCTTGAGATCGAACATGTCGTTGAACGAGGTGCCATCAGTCGAGAACTCAAACGTCATTGGCGCTTCGGTCCAGTCCGAAGGCATGGTGATGCGCACCAACTGTGCGCCACTGCAATCAACTGCGCTCGACAGCGACTCCCCTGCCTCGATAAACGGACCGTCCAACACTTTCAGCGCCATCACGTTGCTCCCTTCAGCTTCAAGACTTCTTCGACCTCGCGCTCTATCGCGGCACGATCCATCTCGGTGGGCAGACCAGCGAGCAACGACTCGATGTCGATGATCAATTCCCACATCTCATGTTGATACCAGTTGCGCGATGCACGCTGGTGCAGGATCGTGACGGCATCGCGCAGTTCGTCGTCGGTCATCTCACGCCTTCGGCTCTGGTGTCCCGCCTTCGGCTATCGGGTGCGCGGGCTTCGGCCTGTTCGCGATAGCATCGGCCAACTGCTGACGCTCCACTCGTAGAGCCTGAGCGAAATTATTCCAATCATCTTGATCATTCCCTGATGCCTGATGCGCGGTCTTCTCTGCGGCCTGAATGATTGCGTCGAGAATTTCTTCCATGTCATCTCTCCAGTTTTTTGAAACTACCATTCATCGCATCCCAGTGCGTCTTGCGCATGTAGCAGCGCAGGCTGTCGTTGCTCATCAGCACATCGTTGGGACCGAGCATGGCGAGGATGCCCGGCGGGATGTTGCGCGCGTCTGCGTTGTCATCCGGCACCACGATCACCTGTACTCCGCCGATCGGCGTCACTGTCGCGACCATGTCACCACCCGAACAACCACATCACCCAGTATCCAGCCACTGCAGCGGCGAACACGATCGCGTAGTGCCACCAGTACACGGGCGCCCGCAGCCAGCGTTTGAAGCTATCGATCATCCCTTGATCTCGTCAACAGCCTTCACTTCCACTTCACGGTTGCCGCACCTCGGACAGAACGGCTGACCCTTGGCGAATTGCTTGATGGTGATATCGCGGATCTGCTTGCATGCGGTGCAGCGCAACGTCACCTTCGCTAGCTTCTTCACCATCAGCCCACCCACGCGAGCGATCGATCGTAGGTCCCGATCGCCTCGGCCAGCTTGTTGAAGGCGCCAGATGCGGCGTCCACCTGATCGTCGTGCGTGCCCACCGGAAACTGTTCGTGCTCATCGAGGAAGGCGCGATTCCATGCGCCTGCCACTAGTGACACATCCCCGTTCTGCACGGCGCCCGCATAGGGCTCGGCCCGGATCTCTTTGGCGCCTGTCACCTTGTCAGCGAACGCGCCGAATTTCTTGAAGCGCCTGACGCTGGCCTCTGCGCTTTCCTTGCCGCCTGATCCGGGCTCTTGCTCGAACCAGATCGCATAGCGTTTGCACATCGCCTTGTCTGACTCTGCCGCCTGCATCAAGCGCGCCTCGCGCTCGCTCACCGGCCACTGGCCACGGATCACGTCCTCGATCACGGTGCCACCGTCGCGCATGTCGTGCATCAGCACCGCTGCGGTGTAGTCGCCGCTCATGTCCGAGCTTGCCTTGTCCACATAGCGGATCGAGTTGCGCACCCGGCTGCGATCGAAACTGCTGATCACCTTGAACCGCTCGGTCGGGAATGTATCGCCACCCGCTGCGATCGGTGACTGCTGATAGATGCTCTGCCAGCCCGCGTTGGTCAGCACCTTCTTGCGCGCCTGCAGGAATTCGAGTGGCTTCATCTCGGGGAAGAGCGCCTCGCCCTTCTTGCGGTAGCGCTCGTTCTTGGTGGCCACGGCGGTGTAGCGCAGCACGCGCGTTTGCGGGAAGTGCTCGATCCATCGCCCGAGCGGATCATCGAGGTGCCACCTCGTCATGATCATCAAGAGCCCGGCCTGATCGGAGAAGCGCCCGAAGAAGTCGTCGGTGAGCCAGCCCCACGTCTTGTCTCGGATCACCTTGCTCTGTGCTTCGGCTCGGCCTTTCATCGGGTCATCGATCACGCCGAGATCCAAACCCATGCCGTTGATCTGGCCCATGACAGTCGTGTTTCTGAATGAGCCGTTGTGCCCCACGTATTCCAAGATGGTGCTGTTGCGCAGCCAGCGTGCGGCGGTGCTCGATGCGGCGGTGTCATTCAGCTTGGTGAACTCGAACACCTGTTTGTAGCGCGGGCTGTCATAGATGCGCTGCAGTGCGAGGTTCACCTTGACGCCGAGCTCATCGCTGTACGATCCGAAGATGGTTCGCAGATCCGGATCTAACCCGGCCACCCACGATATGAAATCTGTAATCTGCTCGGTCTTACCGTGCTGCGGTGGCGCCTGAATGACCATCGTCGGGCGGCGCCCCTCCTTCATCTGGCGAAAGAACCACATCAGGTTTTGCGCCAGATGCTGTTGCCACCACGTGGTCACGAGGTTCGGCCTGATGATGCGCCTGTACAGATAGAAGTCGGTGCGGGCTAACGCATACTGCAGATCGGTCCATGCACCCAGATCGCCGTCATTCAGATCCGCCGCTGTCGTCTTCTCCGGTGGAAACTGCACCATGTTGCCCGAGCACCTTCATCACCTCATCGGCCATCGCCACCACGAGGTCGATATCCATTTCCTTGTCGCTGTTTCTATCATGGTTATAGGCCAGCGCTAGCGCGTGGAGCACATCATCCCGGCTGATCGGTGTCGGCATCTTCGGCCTCCAGATCGAGCGGCTCGGGCTCGTCCATCGGGTTAGGCTCTGCCTGCATAATCTTGAACATCAATTCCATCGAGACGCCACGGCTGGCGAGCTCTCGCTTCACCTCGTCCACTGACTTGTACGTGGTGCGCTTGGGCCGGTCGTCCTCCAGCGTCTTGCTCTCGACCTGCAGCGGAATGATGCGGGATAACAGCATGACGAACGCCCGGAGATCCTCTTGCGCCACCTTGCGCATGAAGCCGACCAGCTTCCCCTTGCCCTGCCCGTCTTGCCCCTCGATCTCTGCGGCGAGCATGATCGCCTCTTTGAGCAGGCGCGTGTTCTTGTTGATGGCACCGCGTGGCTTGCCCGGGTTTGGTACGCCCTCTTTGCCGAAGCGGCCTCGCTTGCTCTTTATCGGCACGATGTTGGTGCCCATGTCCGTTGTGTCGGTCATGTGAACGTGTCCTGTATTTTACAGATGGGTGTGATCTGGGCACTACCGTTCGCTTCGAGAAATGACTTTTCTCGAATGATCCACGACCCTCACCGGCTCTGCTTCTCCGATGACTGCGCTAGTGCTTGTACAGTGGTCGCTTGCCTTTGCGGCTGGTCTCACTGGCCAAGAATTTCGTTGCTGCCCTCGACAGACTTTCCTTACGGAAACGCTTGTTCGCTGGCATGGCGCCGTATGTCTCTGCGTCCTCTAGAGCGTCACGCCTTACCGTGTGCTTGTCAGCATGGTCGGCGCGCTCCATCAGCATCATCTCGTATACGCGCTCCATCTTGAGCCGCTCGCTACCAACCAGAAACTTGGTCAGAAACCAGTGCGCTCTGAGATGCTCGTTTGGCCACAGCTTGACCAGATTGCTCGGCGCGTCACTCCCACCGAGAGAGCGCGGCACGATGTGGTGGATCTCATAGCCACGGTGGTACTTCACCGCTTCGATGCGAGCGCGCTCGATCAGGGCATCGTATTTCTTCCTGTAATCGATCTCGATCTCGTCTGTCATCGCAATAATCCCGGCGCCAACTCAACACGTCCCAATGTCTCTAGTAGGATCACCTCGCGTTGGCGAGATGTTTGGTTCTGGTAGATCCCGCGCTGTCCGGCGAACAATCCGCCGGTCACTTGCACGTTCTGTCCCTTGGTGAACATTGAGCGCTTGAGCTCGATCAGGCCGCGCACTTCCCGCGCCTTCATGTTCGTTATGAATTCTTCTGGCAGTTTGGCGGGCTGTTGTCCGTTCATCAGCACGGTACTGACACCGATGGTGCTGAAGAGGCGCTGCCACTGGTCCTCAATCCACACAAAGAGATAGCGCGGGAATAACCACCGCGCTGTGTGCACTTTGCGCCCTCGTGTGATGCGGACAATCTTCTCTCGCGGCGCGTAGATCGTGAAGCCCTGCCGCTCGCAGTGAGCGATGGCGCGGTGCTCGCAGGCTGGCTGTGACTGTACGACCGACCAGAACAACGCGCTCCCCTCCTGATGCGGGCGAATCACCTTTCCCGCACCCTGCCCGATCGATGATTCCCGGGTCAAGACTGTCCTCGTGGCCAATATCCGCCCGGCTGGCCTTCGGAATTACCGAAATCGGGCTCGCTACGGGCGCCCATAGCGGCCCGGCTTCCTGCTAAGTGGCTGATTTCACGCCATGAAATATTTTGATGAATTTCCTCATCAGGACCTTGCGAATAGCGCCTGACGCGCTATGTTGTGTTGGTCGGCAGGGCGATTGCCCCGGTCGGCCCCGGAAGCCGGAAGTGACCGTCTCGGGCCAAGTTGGGAATTCCTCACAGTGGTGGCTCTGACAGGCCACGGTAACGGGAAGTTACTACTCCCTGTGGAGACAACACTCAGTAGCCGCTGACGGCACGCCATAACGACCGCTCAGCTACGGGATTCCGGAAGCGAACAGGACGCGGGGAGAAACAAAGAAGGCCCTCGAATTTCGAGGGCTCATCTACTCCGCGCAGCGCGATAATCGGGACGATGCCTCATGGCGATGTTAGCCCGCGTTCGACGCTGCGCGGCAAGATGAGCCTCCGCTCATCAGGGGCTCGGCCATCAACCCTGCGTAACCCACACAGGCACTGCCGAGCCCCACCTTCATCTCACAAGGGAGCAACACCATGCCTTTCAATTTCGATCACGTCCTCTCCGCCCAGTCACCGTTCGACGCGAACGTGTGGCAGTGCGAACGCTGCGACACTGCCGACTACGAAGCCAACCACGATCTGGTTGATTGCTTCAACGTCTGGGAAGACGACAGCATGAACGTCGAGGAGGATTGCTGATGCAATTCTCTCACACCACCGAACGGTGCACGCGCTGCCCGCACGTCACTGATCTGTTCTACTGCCGCGCTGTCGATGAGTATCTCTGCGAAGACTGCATCGACCAGATAGCCGAGCGTCTCGACGCTCTGGCTGACGAGGCTGACGCCAAGCAGTCTTCCTAAACCTCACGCTCAAAGGAGCACCTAATGCTGAAGTCCCCGCAAGCCTACGCCGCCGAAGTCCTCGACACCTGTTTTGGTGACAAGGACTCGGCGCTGTCCTCGCTCTACACCATCGCGCGCAACATCGAGGCGTTGCCGCCGCGCTACCTACTCGATGTCGCCAAGGCCATCGAGACTATCGCCGCCGCCGATGAGGCTGCGATCAACCAGCGCGTCGCCGACATCAAGTCGGGCAAGCACAGGGAAGGCCCCGTCCTCCTGCGCGATCTGCTCGGCAAGTTCTGACGTTTCGACACTGCCCTCCACGGAGGGCAGCACGAAGCGACACGCTTCATTCACACTGAGGAGCAACTCATGACAAACGGAAAGACACGCGGCCAAGTGGTCGCCGCCGACGTTTCGGCACTGCTACGCGCTCGCAACCCGCTGATCGTCATCGTGACGCGGGAAGAGGCGCGCGTCGAGGCGCTGCTGATCGAGGCCGCCGCTGCGGCTGGTTACATCCCGCGCACGTGGGATGTCGCGCAGGGCTTCATGGATCTTGGCGGTAAGCAAGCCAACGATCTTCGCGATACGCAGGACCCGGGCGGCGCGCTCACGATCATCGGCAACCGTGCGAGCGGTGGCCGCGAGCGCGGCGTGTGGATCATGCGCGATCTCTCGCCTTGGCTCGAAGGCAACGTTGGCTTCACCACGGTGAGGCAACTGCGCAACCTCGCACGGTCGCTCCCCGGGGCGCCACGTGAGAGTGCGCAGGCCATCATCATGCTCAGCCCGAAGGCTGACATCCCTGCCGAGCTCGCTGGCCACGCTACGGTGATTGATTGGCCAATGCCCGATCGCGCTGAGATCGCAGCCATCCTCGACGCTGCGATCGAAGGCCTGCCCGACGATCTGCGGGAGAGCGCTGCACCGAACGGGCAACGCGATGCCGCGATCGACGCGGCGGTGGGCCTGTCCGGCGAAGAGGCACAGGCGTGCTACGCTCGCTCGCTGGTGCAGCTTCGCAAGATCGACCCGGCTCTCGTGGCTTCTGAGAAGAAGCGAGTGGTGAGCCGCGAGCGTGTCCTCGAATGGTATGATCCCATCAAGGGCGGGCTCGATGCGGTGGGCGGCTTGGACAACTTGAAGTCTTGGCTCAACACCCGGAAGTCGGCATACAGCCCGGCGGCCCGGGCGTACGGTCTACCCGCACCGAAGGGCGCCATGCTCGTCGGTGTGCCGGGCTGCGGCAAGTCGCTGACTGCGAAGGCGATCGCCACGGCGTGGTCGGTGCCGTTGCTGAAGGTTGATCTCGGTGCGCTCAAGTCGAAGTTCGTGGGTGACAGCGAGGCCAACCTCCGGAAAGTCTTCAAGCTCATCGAAGCGATCGGTCGCTGCGTCGTCTGGTTTGACGAGATCGAGAAGGCGCTGGAAGGCGCAACATCGGGCTCGGCAGACGGTGGCGTGTCGGCTGACGCGCTCGGTGCGGTTCTCACTTGGATGCAAGAACGTCAGGGCGAATCGTTTGTGATCGCCACGGCGAACAAAGCGGAGGGCCTGCCTCCGGAGCTCCTGCGCAAAGGGCGCTTCGATGAGGTGTGGTTCATCGACTTGCCGACCACGACCGAACGTGCGGCGGTTCTCTCCGCTGCGTTGCGCGAGCATGGTCGTGGTGATCTGCCGATCAGCACGAGCAAGGTGGCGAAAGTCACCGAGGGCTTCACGGGATCTGAGATCGCAGCGATCGTGCCTGATGCACTGTTCGCGGCGTTCAACGAAGGCGCCCGTGAGATCAACACCGAGGACCTGATCGACGCGGCCAAGACGGTCGTGCCGCTCAGCGTTACCGCTGCGGAGAAGATCACTGCTCTCCGCAACTGGGCTGCAGGCCGCGCACGCGCGGCATCCAAGCCTGAAACGATTGTCGAGCGCGCCCGAGCACGGTCGCTCGACATCTGAGACACCGCGCAAATGCGGTTAGGGAGGCTCGGCCAAGGAGGAGTTGAACTCCAGTTGTCGAATGCCGAGCCTCCCGCTTTTCCCTTCTCTCATCCCAACAGGAGCAACATTATGAACGTTCGCAACATCGAAACACTTCGCCCCGGCTTCCTCATCTCTCTCAAGACGTCGGTGCGCGGAAACGTCCAGTATCAGAAGCGCGACCTTGGCGACGCTGTCACCGAGGATGGCAAGCAAGTGGCCGAATGGGAAACCACCCGGGTGATCAATGACCCGGTGGAATTCAAAGCGGCTGGCGAGGCTCGCGGCAAGGCGCGGTCGATGATCAACAGCGTCTGTGTGCAGTCGGCCTTCGGCCTCCTCTGCCCTGAGAAGGCGCAGGAAGAATTGGACAACGCGATCAAGTCCGCTCACGCGGTGGTCGATGCGTTCAACCAGACTGCGCAGCTTACCCGCGTCTCGGTTTACGTGATGGTCGGCAAGATCGCGAGCGACGACGTCGAAGCGGTCAAGGCGATCAACAGCGAGGTGTCGGATCTCCTCGGCCAGATGGAGCAAGGCCTCCGCAATCTGGACGTCAAGTCGATCCGCGACGCTGCCGCCAAGGCCAAGGGGATCGGCCAGATGCTGAGCCCCGAAGCAGCGGTGCGCATCCAGCTTGCGGTTGATGCCGCACGCGGCGCCGCGAAGGCGATGGTGAAAGCCGGAGAACAGGCGGCGGTCGAACTGGACATGCGTGCGATCCGCACGGTGACCGAGAGCCGCACCGCGTTCTTGGATCTGGACGAGGCTCGCGAGATCGCGGCGCCCGCTCAGAGCCACCGCGCGATCGATCTGGACCCGGAGAAGGCGCGGAAAGAAACCGCTGCCTTCATCGCGAACGTATCGCCGAAGATCGAAATCGAAATGTGATCCACCGCTTCCGAGCGGTGGCGAGGCCCGGCCTTGTCGCTCTTGAAGCCCTTGGATGCAGTGCCGGGCCTCACCCTTTCCCCTCTCACCATAAGGAGCAGCACCGATGGCGTGCGATACACAGCCCATGAAGGGCCAGACACTAACCGAACGAAAGACCCAAGTCCGCGAGATCATCGCTTTCACCGATGAGCTCATCCGCAAGGGCAAGATCAAGATCGTCGTGGACAAGCGCACGGGCGCGATCGCGTTCGATGGCATGACACCGCAGGAGCGTGGCAACGTTTCCGATGCGTGCACATACAGAATGATAATGGCCACCGGCACGGTGCTCGCCAAGCAGGCGATCGCACGCGCTGAGCAACTGGCCGGGCGTGGCGTCAATCGGCAAGCGCTGACAGCCGGAGTGCATTCGCATGACGGTGGTCAGAGTTGGTCAACACACAAGCACTGAATGCCGGTCAAGATCGACCGGCAAATCGCCGAGGAAATCCGCGCCCTCGTTCGCGAGGGCATGACGCAGAAGGAGGCCGCCTATCGTGTCGGCCTCTCGAAGTCTGCTGTCTCAATGATCGTCGCCAACAAAGTCTGGAGCAACCATGAAGACTCTGATCATCACCGCCGCGCTGCTGCTGTCGATCGCGACGGCGACAGCCCATCCTAATCACAGCAACCCGCCGACGAATTCGTGCCACGCGCACGGCTCGCAACGTCACTGCCACTGAGGAGCAACCATGACAGACATATGGCCGGTCATTCACCTGATCGATGACAAGCACACCATCCACAACGCAGAGGTGGCTGCGCGCTGCGGCTGTCCCGGCGTCTTTCTGATCTCCATGAGCGGCGACGACGTGCTGCTTGATCCGGCGGCGGCGCTGATCCGGCGCAAGGTGCCGTCGCTCAAGGTCGGCATTAACATGCTGGCGTCCGGCCCGGTCGATGCAGTGATCCACAGCATTGACCACGGCTACAACGCCACATGGTCCGACTACGAGTGGCAGAACAACGCCGCCGAGATCGATGACGTGATCGACGGCAGCGACCACAAGTTCTTCGCGGCTGTCGCCTTCAAGGGTGAGACGCACGACGAGCCAGATCCTGACGCAAGCGCGCGTGAGGCTGTGGCGCGTGGCTTCATCCCGATGACCAGTGGCCACGGCACAGGCGTCACGGCGCCGATCGAGAAGATCCAGCAACTGCGCAAGGCGATCGGCCCGGGTGCTCCGCTTGCCATGAGTGGCGTCAATCCACCGGATGCGCATCTGCTGACGCCACTCGCGACGCACTTCCTCGTCGCCACCTGCATCAGCAGCGATTTCTACACGTTCGATGAAACGATGCTGCGATACCTCGCATCGCAAGCCATCCGATAAGGAGCAACATGGTCCCAAGCAAAACCTTCGACAAAGTCAGCGCATCATCGATGGCTGCAGCCCGGCGCCACGAGCCGGGCGACTACTACGCGCTGACCGGCAACGATCTCAACGATCTCGCCGTGCTGGCGCTGCGCTTCGAGCATCGCTTTGACGATGCCAACGAACTTCGCGACTGGCAGAACAGGCTCAGCCTGATGCTGTCGGGCGCGGAGCGCGTTACCTGAGATCCGCTGAGTGATCAGCGGCGGAGGCCCGCCACGGTTTGTCTGAAGCCCATAGCCGGTGTCCCGGGTCTCCAACTTTTTCTGAGCCACGCCGCTCGATCAGCGGCTAGTGGAGGTGCCAACCTCCATGATGAAGCGGTTTGATCACCGCAATAAAAGGCGCTCGGCCTGCAGTGTGGATCGGCCCGCGATGACGGTAGCGTGAGCGAGGCTCCCTGTAAGCCTGTGCCTTGAATGGCCAACCTCGCCCGTCACTTTCTATCTTTCACCTCAAAGGAGCAACCATGAAACGCATCTTGATTGCGGCAGCGCTCGCGCTGTCGATGACTACGGCTCACGCGGCGACGACCAAAGTCAACGGCGTGACCATCTACGATCTTCACAAGGGCAAGTGGTGGTCAGCGTTCGCGACCATCAACGACAACAAGGACGCCGACGTGGCCTTTCAGTGCGCATTGCACACCGAGGGCAGCACCACCTCGAAGTTCTACATCAAGTGGACGCCTAACTACGGTCTGCGCGTCCAGTTGTGGAAGAAGGACTGGCAGTTGCCGGAGGGCGTGCCGATCCCGTTCGAGCTCGACCTCTTCGGCGAGGGCTTCGCTAAGACTCTCACCGTCAAGAACGGATGGGCAGTCAAACCGGCTGGCGCCGTTGGCACTTCGGTGTTCGGCGACGTCCACGAGGATCACACCGCCGACTTCATGGAAAAATTTCGTGAGGCCGATCGCTTGGTGATCAACTTCCCCGAAGGTGATGAGCCGTCGTGGAATATGAAGAGCGAGGGCACCCGCAAGGCTGGTGAGGAGTTCGCCAAGTGCATCGCCACGATGCGCAAGGCGCTGAGCGAAACCGCCTCCAGCACGTCGCCCATCAAGCCGAAGGCAACGTCGCCGCTCGGCAAGCCACAGGCTCCGGCGCCGACTACTTCGCCGATCAGGCCGACCGGCAAGAAGGACGACGGCAGCGTTTGACGTTTCGACACCGCGCTTCTCCACGTGAGCAGCGCGGCACGAAGCGCCACCCGGCACTTCCCACAAGGAGCAACCACAGTGAGAACACCCATCCTACTGGCGGCGCTACTGGCGCCCGTCGCGGCGCATGCTGGCGAGCCCACCATGCCGGTCATTCCCGACGACAGCATCAAGTCCCGCGCGTTGAAGCTGGGCTACGTGTTGAACGGCGAGAGCATGGTACGCGCCCCGGGCCTCGGCTCGATCGACGTCACCGGCCTTCTCTACGAGGTGCCGCCGCAGCTAAAACTGATCCCGCCGCCTGTCGCCAAGGGGGATGACAAGTGAGAATGCACTCGAACCAAATGCTCTCGATGGCCCGTGAAGCGATCGAGCTCGTCATCCTGCGCGCGCAGTGCGATAATGCGATCGCGCCGCAGGCTCACCTCTTCGATCGCATTCGCGATCTGCACCACGCGGTCGAGCTCATCGACAAGTGCGCGAACGTCGTCAGCATCAGGGAGGTCGCATGAATAATTGCGGGACATGCACGGCGTGCTGTCGCATCTTCGAGATCCCCGAGCTCGCGAAGCCCGCAGGGAAGTGGTGCGAGCACTGCGAGATCGGTCGCGGCTGTACGATCTACAACGAACGCCCGGCGGTGTGTCAGGAATTCGAATGCCTCTGGTTGCTCAGTCAACAGCGTGACGATCCACGGGAGCACCTCGCGCCAGAGCTCCGGCCAGACCGATGCAAGGTCGTGTTCTCTCCGAGCACGAACGATCGGATCATGGCGGCAACCACGATGCCCGGGGCGCCCACAGCGTGGCAACGTCCCGACGTGATGGCGATCATCAATCGAATGACCAGCCAAGGCATGGGCGTTGTCTGCGGGGCGCCACGATCGACGCGCCGCACGATGATCGATCGCAACGGGATGCACGAGGTGCGGCTCACCGAGCCCGATTCCACCGGGATGCAGTGGAATGTGGACCCGTCGTAAGACGGTAGGAGGCTCGGCCACGCATCGAGTGAAGCCCTCTCCAGCGCTGCCGGGCCTCCGCTTTTCTTTCAACCAAGGAGCAACAACGATGATCGACCAGCGACCCGAACCGATTTGTTTTCTGTCCGATGCGCTCGGCATCTATATCCCGCAACGATTCGCCAACGCGTGGCACGATCGCGCGGTGAGCGTCGCTAATGTCAGCGATGAGGACTGGGCCGCGCTCGAAGCCGGGCCTGACCACAGTGAGTATTGGGATGCGTGGCAGGAAGTCTGCGACGACGCCAAGGTCACCGACATCAACGGCGTGGAATTCTTCCTCGACCAACAGGATGGCGGACTCTTCCTGATCCCCTTGGGAATGACTTGGGACGACGAGGCTGATGGATGGCGATGGCCCTGACAATGGCTGCGCGCAAGCGCAAGCACCACGCACTGATGACGGCGTTGCTGAAAGAGATCGAAGCCGGTCTCGATCGCGACGTCGCCGCACAACGAGGCGCCGAGATTTTCGAAGAATGTTTCGGCGATCTACCACCACTGAAAAGGAGCAAACCGAATGACCGAAGTTAAACTCAACAGGCCGCGCGTGATCGACAACGATCGCGGCGCTGTCATCGTCACGTGGCAGGGCCGACAGATCCGCGCTTGGTCGTATCAGAACGACACCGAGCGCAGGACGAAAATGATGTACGCCCGGGAGTTCATCGAAGGCTGGATCGAGGGCTACGACTTCGCCGCTCGAAAAAGATTTTTGCCAGACTGAGTCCTATACAGTCGGCAGAAATTGCGGGGCATATGCAAATTTGCATGTGCCTCGCCCTGTGTTTTCCGATGTCAAGTTTCTGAAATCACGAGCACGCACACTGGCGGGCTAGCGTTTGCGCGTAGTCGATCGCAGCGTTCTGCGATTTGGCGCATGTGCGTTTGCTACAATGCGCGTGTTGTTCAACCAAAGGAGTGACAATGGCTAAGAGAGAAACCATCGAGACCATCGACGCGGCGCTCGCACGCTGGAAGCCTCGGCTGAAGCGGGCGGTCAATGCGATCGACAAGCTCGAAAAGAAGCGGCGCCGTCTGGTGGCGAAGGCCACGGTGAGCGCGGCGCTTGATCCGGTGCTGGAGCAACTCGGCGCACTGACGATCAGGCCCAAGACCGAGCGCGTGGTCGTGTTCGAGGGCGACCCTATCGACCCGGTCAAGATCGTGGACGATCCTGCGGTCAAGGCGGCGAAAGCCTCTGTAGAGGCCGCGCTGCTCGACCAGAGCCCCGATCTCGGCATCCCCTCCTTCCTGCGCCGGGCGCCTGACCCGGTGGCAGAGGAGATCAAGGCCGAACAGGCCGCGACCAAGAAGGCGAAGGCCGCTGGCAGGATCGCGAAGATGAAAGCGAAGAAAGCCGGTGACCTGAAGAAGATGCCCCTCACCGGCAAAGCCGCGCTCGCCGCCATCCGGGGCGAGTAAACGAGATGGGTCGCCGGGCAACCGGCGGCCCGGAGGCCCGGCCACAGCACATATGAAACCCACGACTGGGTTGCCGGGCCTCCACCCTTCCCCCAACCCACGAAAGGAGCAACCATCGTGAAAAAGAAATGCCACGCCACCGGAAAGATCCGGCATCGCCGGGACTACGCTGAAGCCCTGCTGAAATCGTTTAACAACGCCGGAATGAGTGCGTACAAATGCCAGCACTGCTACGGCTGGCACTTAGGTAACAGCCGCACTGACTACAACTACCAAGCCCGCATCGACCAGCTTTTAAAAGGGAGCAAGACGAATGACGCCAAGCGAGATGGCAACGGAGATACTGAAGAACATCGAAGCGACCCGGGCAGTGATGGAGGACGGCCCGACTGGGTATGTCCTTCACACAGCGGACAAGATGCACCTCCTCTGTCAGAAACCGGGCGGCCAGATCTTCAAGAGCCATCCACAAAATGATGCGGTGCTCGTGCTGACATCGCACGCCCGTGCGGTGACGGCACAGCGTTGGTGGAATCATCACAACCCGGACGACAAGGTGAAGATCGCACTGCGACGCGAAGCGATGCAGGCCTACATCGATGAACAGCAGAATGCGCACAACATTCTGCTCACGCTGATCCAAATGAAGGAGCAACTGGGATGACCAAGTTCAAGGACACTACCGCAGAGATCCGCAAAGAGATGATCGAGATGGGCTGGCCCGAGGCGTCGTGCGAGAAAGCCGATCGACGCTACACCACAGATGAGCTCCGGCAGGAATTCATCGTGCGTTCATTCCTCGCGCCGTTTGTTTTCGTCACGCGGATCTCGGACAACGTGAAGGGGACGATGGAATTCACTCATGATCCTCGGCTCTACTTCAACTTCAAGCCCGACTAAGGAGCAACCATGCAACACTCGTACGTCATCATCAATCCGCACACCCGCAAGAAGTCTGCGATCGTGTGCGACACCATCTTCGAGGCGCAAGCCGCCGCCGGTCTCACGCAAGGTGTGGACCACGGCGTGCTCGTGCACGGCCTTGGCTACTGCGTGTACGAATTCGGGCTGTTCGTCCCGATCGAGGAGCAGAAATATTTCAGTGTCGGCAACATCCTGTTTGCCGGTCCTGCCGTGTTCTATCGATACGACGATTACGGAGAAACATTGAGCTTGCGCGCGTCGGAATTCCCCGACGTGCGTTTCTACCTCGGTGCGAATGACATCGAGGCGGCGATCGATCATGGGGATGTCGAGCGTCCGTTCATGGCTGTGAATGGTGTCGAGTTGTGGCACTGGCCGCAGCCAGCCCCGAAAGGCATGAGTAGGTGAGAGGGTGTGGACTGAGGACGTGACTGCACTGGCGATGATGACGGCATTCTGTGCCGTCGTTCTCGTTACCACTTGGCTCGTAATGAGCCACTAACCGCAACTGAAAAAGGAGCAACAAGCTATGGACGATGGATTTCTCGGGACGATCCTTGCTGTGGTTATCGGCAAGGCAGTATGGGATGGATCGAAATCGAAACTGCCACCAGCGAAGCAACGCGAGGTCAATCAAGACTTCGGGCGCTTCCTCGGCTGGGCTGTGATCGGCTTCATGGCGCTTGCCATGCTCGCCGGAGCGATCGACAAGGCGTTCTCTCAGACGTCGCAGCACACCTTCCGCGATTCAAGTGGACGGGTGATGGGATACTCCACCACCAACAATGCTGGCACCGTCTACCGTAACGAGCTCGGCCAAACTACAGGGCGCTCGACTACGAACAGCACCGGCACAACGTTCTATAACTCACGCGGTCAGCAGACAGGCCGCATCAGCAAATAAGAACCCTCCGTGAGGAGGCTACGGAGGCCCGGCTAATGATCTTTTGAAACCCAATCAAGCGGTGCCGGGCCTCCACCTTTTTTCAAACAGGAGCAACGAACATGGTTACCAGTGAATTCCGCGACCTCCACAAGCTCGCGCAGAAGCGCACACGCGAGGCTGCAGCCAGTGTGCTGCAACTGCTCGATGATGACGAGGAGCGAACTGCGCTGTTGCTGGCGTGCGCGATCGACTTTGTGGACGGCGCCGCCATCTGCATCAAGGAGGACAACGA